TGATGAAGATATGCCAGAATTGACTACAGAAGAGGAAGTTGAGATACTTTATAAAATTTTAACAAAAAAAGACCTGTATTAATTTGGAAATTTGAAAAAATTTTTGTATATTTGAGGTATCTTTTTATAGTATAGTAATTGACAGCACTAAAAAAGCTTAGAAAAATAATAATAAAACTTAAATCAAAGAAAATGAAACAAAAGACAGAAAAAGAACTGAAAGACAATTACGAGAGATTTATTGCCATAATCAAAAAATATTTTAAAGGTGATAGATTGGAGAAACTTCTTTTAATGTATTCAGAAGAAGAATTAGGAGTTAATTTAGCAATTTCACCTGCAAGTGGTAATGTTGGTTATCATAATTGCTATACAGGTGGATACATAGACCATATTTTTAATGTTTGTAAGAATGCAATTAAAGTTAAAGAATTATTTATTCAGTTAGGTGGTAAACCTGATTTTACTGATGAAGAATTAATATTTTGTGCATTACATCACGATTTAGGTAAATTAGGAACTAAGGGTAAACCATTCTATATACTAAATCCTTCAGATTGGCATGTTAAGAATCAAGGTAAATTATTTACATCAAATGATGAATTAGATTTTATGACTCATACCGATAGAACTATGTTTACATTACAACACTATGGTATTTCAGTTACAGAGAAAGAATACTTTGGTATGAAACTTACCGATGGTTTATATGATGAAGATAATACTAAGTACTTAAAAGTATATGATGCCAAAAAAGCAATCAAATCTAATTTACCACATTTAATGCATTGGGCTGACCATATGAGTACAGTAATCGAATCGCAAGATAATACTATTTAATGACAAATTGTCAAAGTTGTTATAAAGTTAGTGTAAATTTGTCATAACTTTGTAACAAAGTGAGGGTTGGTATAGTATTTGAACTATATTAATTGAATTTTTATTTTAAAACAAAAACATTTATATTATGAGCACATCAAATTTACAAAGTTTATTTGACTTATTTGAAACACAATTACCATCATATTATTCTACGCATCAATCTAAATTAGCCGAACCTAATTATTTGGCAAAGAAGTTAGAAGATGGTAAGCAAGAATTAACATTAAGCGTTTTAGGACACGATGTTAAAAATATTAAATTAGAAGTTACAGATGAAAAAGTAACAATTAAAGCAAAAAAAGAAGAAGGTACTTCCCCATTAGTTGAAGATATCGATATTACATTTAGTGTAGGTAAAGATTACGATGGAACTAAAACGGAAGCTAAATTTTCTAATGGGCTACTTATATTAACAATTGATAAGAAGGAAGAAAGAAAGAGCAAATCTATCTCCATTAAAGTTGGTTAATTCAATTTTTTTTCGTATCTTTAATGGGTAGAGCAATTACGTTCTACCCATTTTTTTATTTATAAACTATTTATTAGTATGATTTACAACGAACAAATACAAAACTTATTAGAATCCATTGATGGTAAATTAAGGATTTTACAAAACGGAATTTCAGGTGCACAACATTTATCACCTGCTGAAGCTCATAATACTTTAGAATCTTGCAGAAAGATTTTAGAAAGAGTTGCAGAATTAAGTAGAATAAATAGATAATATGAATTGGCTTAAATTCTTAGTCGGATTATCTGCACTAATTATTGCCGGATGTGCAGCATATTTCTCCGTAACTGGTTTAGGTGTTCTTTTCGCAGGAGCATCCGTATCGGTTATGGTAATGGCTAGCTCTTTAGAGTTTGCTAAATTAGTGGCTGCAACATATTTGAAACAAAAATGGGATGAAATCACCGGATTTACTAAATGGTATCTTACATTGGCTGTTGCAGTATTAATGTTAATCACTTCAGCGGGTATATTTGGATACCTTTCTAATGCATTTCAGGCACAATCCCTACAATTACAACAGGTAGACAGAGAAATTTTGGTTCATCAAACTAAAATTGACCAAAATACGGCTCAAATTACTCAACTTTCCACTCAAATTACGGAATTTAATACAAATCAGGGCAAAATTTTAGATGGTGGTAAGGTAAATTCTCGTCTCATTCGTTCAATAGATAACAGAGATAAACAAATTGCTAAAATTAACGATAAAATTTCCGATTTACAAACTCAAAATGCCGGTGAAACTGAAAAAATTAACGAAATTAAGATAAAAAACTTAGATTTAGAAAAAGAAGTGGGTGGATTTCGATTTGTTGCAGATGCATTTGGTATGGAATTAAAAAATGTTGTAAAATTCTTCATATTTTTGATTGTAATTGTGTTTGACCCACTTGCAGTAGCGTTGATTATAGCATTTAATGGCTTAATTGAAACTAAAAAGCAAAAACAAAGAAGATTGTTAGGTGAAATGATGGAAAATGACCAAAAATTGGGATTGTATGAAGTATATGGAGATACGAAAGAGGATATAGTGGAAAATACTTCACAAAATACCGAAGATAGTGGAAAAATTCCAACATTAGAGGAAGAAATGCCACTTAATGTGGAAAATATTCCACAAGAAGAAGAAAATAAAGAGGATACCGCAAAATTACAATGGGAAGAATGGATGCATCCAGAATTTCCTTGGTCTAAGAAGAATTTATGGATAAATAATCCAAAAGCGGTACAATATTGGATTAATACAAAAAAAGGTTCTTTAAAAGAACTATCTAAAATCAGAACAGAATTGGATAATACAAAAACTTATTAAAAAGTTTGGTATTGTAAAATAAATTTCTTATATTTGGGTTATGAATATAGGATATGCATGTATTAATATGACGATGGGTAAGAAAATTACCACAAATCGTACAATGGTGAAGAAAACATTCAATGCCAAAGGATTAGATTATGTATCAGAACTTGCATTACTCAATGCAAAAGATATTATTAAGATTTTAGAATGGAATAGATTAAATAATATATATTTCTTTAGATTATCATCTGCACTTATTCCGTGGGGCGATAATATCGATATTACTCAATTAAAGGATTATAAAGAAATCAAAGCAGAACTTAAAAAGGCAGGCGATTTCGCAAAGTTTCATAATATCCGTATAACTTCTCATCCAGGTCCATTTAACGTATTAGTTTCGCCAAACGAATCGGTAGTTTTAAAGACTATCGCTGATTTGGAACTACATGGTAAAGTATTTGATATGATGGGATTGTCTTTGACCCCTTACAATAAGATTAATATTCATTGTAATGGTGTCTACGGAGATAAAAAATCTGCATTGGATAGATTCATCAAAAACTTTCAAAGACTCTCTAAATCGGTTCAAAATCGACTTACAATAGAGAATGATGATAAAGCATCTATGTACTCTGTTAAAGATTTAATGTATGTACATAACGCAATTGGTATTCCTATCGTATTCGATTATCACCACCACACATTTTGTACAGGCGATTTAACCGAAGAACAGGCACTAAAATTAGCAGTATCTACTTGGCCTAAAGATATAACGCCGGTTGTACATTATTCGGAATCAAAAGCATTACATGAAAACAATCAAAAAGAAAAACCACAAGCTCACTCCGATTATATTAACGCCCTCCCCAATACATACGAATTGGATGTGGACATTATGGTTGAAGCAAAAGCAAAGGAGTTAGCTATATTACCTTATTTAAAAAAACAAATAAATGAAAAGAAAGTACGCAATGTTCATAGGGAGATGGCAGAATTGGCATAGTGGACATGAATGGTTAATTAACCAACAATTGGAAAAAGGAAACGATGTTTGGGTAGCTATTAGAGATGTAGATGTGGATGAGAATAATCCAAAGAATGCACATAGAGTTATGTTAGATTTAATGGAAGAACCATTTTTTCAAAACAATTTTGATAAAATATTATTATCAATTATACCTGATATTGAAAGTGTTAATTATGGTAGAGGTGTGGGTTACGATGTAATATACCACGAACCACCAACCGATATTGCACAAATCAGCGGAACTGCGATTAGAACGGGTCATATGATGCCGGATGGGACTATTACTTATGATTCAAATAAAGGGTAATGATTGATATAATTTTTAGAAAAAATTAATATATTTGTTTTTATGTTTATACAAAAACAACTTTTTACAAAAAGTGAATGTTCTAAAATATTAGAATTGATACCAACATCTACTAAAGCTAATGGGAATTTGTTATATAATAAAAATGGAGTCAAAGCCTCATTCGATGAATATAAAATATATGATAACAAAACTAATAGTTGGTTTTTGGATATTATAAAAAAATTTATATACGAATCTGTTAATTTGAAAACAAATGAATTGAATTTAGATTCAAATATATTAAGTTATACAATTGGTGATAGATTTTCTAAGCATGTTGATTTATCTCCAAATGATATAAACCCTAGAATATACACATTTGGAGCATTGCTGAATGATGAGTTTGAAGGTGGTGAATTGTTAGTTTATGAAAATATAGATAATCAAATATTAACTTTAAATAAATTAGTAGGAAATT